GAGATCCACGCCATTACAGATAGCTTTACCCTAGCAGGCTACACAGTGGACGACACACGCAACGAAGTGCAGAAGGCCATTGACGGTGCCAGAGACAAAGGCTGGACACCACCGCCAGACCCCGTGCAGCAGCGCATAGAGCAGCAGAACGAGGCGCTGAGTGAGGATAAAGAGCAATCGTGGCCTACACCCTACGATATGTTTAATGCGCTCACGCTGCCGCGCAGGGAGTGGGTGTATGGATACGACTACATCAGGAAGTACATCAGCGTCACTGCATCGGCAGGCGGGATCGGCAAAACATCCCTCATCAATGTGGAAGCGCTGGCAATCGCAACGGGCAAGCCGCTGCTCGGCGTGGCAGTCAAGCAGCAAACAAACGTATGGGTCATTAACCTAGAAGACCCGATCAGTGAAATGCAGATGCGTACCATAGCTGCCATGCAGCACTACGGCATCACGCCAGAAGAGATCAAAGGTAGGCTGTTTATGGACGGCGAGGACACCATGCAGATCACGTTGGCAGCAGAAGGCAGGGACGGCCTCATCACAAACGACGACATGCTGGCAGCCATGATCAGAGTTGTGAAGCAAAACAACATCGGCGCAATCATTCTTGATCCTTTCGTATCAGCACACCTTGTCAATGAGAACAACAACGGTAGCATCCAAGCAGTCGTGGCAATGCTCAGAAAGCTCGCAAGAGACACAAACAGCTCAGTCCAGCTCGTGCATCACATCAGAAAAGGCAACGGTGATGACGCGACAATCGACAGTGTGCGCGGTGCAGGATCGCTCATTGGGGCAGCCCGAGCCGCCAGAGTGATCAACAGAATAACACCAGACGATGCAATCGCGCTGGGCGTAGACGAACACGAAGCGCTTGGCATATTCAGAGTTGATGACGGCAAGGCAAACCTGGCACCGCCATCAGACAAGGCAATCTATCGCAGAATGCAGTCAGTCGAAATTGCAAACGGTGAACACATCGGGGTTGCCACAGAGTTTAAGCTGCCAGACCTGTTCGACGGCGTGACAGCCAAGAACCTGTACAATGTCCAGCGCGTCATCGGACAAGCAGAAGAGCAAGGCGAAGCATACAGGCAGAGCGTGCAGGCAGACAACTGGGCAGGCAAGGCTGTCGCAGATGAGCTAAAACTAGACCTGGGCAAGCCAAACGAACTGGCAAAGGCCAAGGCAATACTCAAGCAGTGGATCAGCTCTGGCAGCCTGCAAGTTGTCAAGATGCCAAACAAAAGAAAAGGCGGCGAAGCACCGTGTGTGATTGTGGGAGAGTGGGTGAACCATGACGAAGTTTAATAATTACAAGCTGCCAGAGGGCAACACGCTCATCAGTTTCAGCGGTGGCAGAACATCAGGCTACATGCTGCACCAAATACTAGAAGCAAACGGCGGTCTGCCAGACACAGCAAAGGTCACATTCGCAAACACTGGCAGAGAAATGCCAGAAACGCTTGATTTTGTGCAAGAATGCGCAGACAGGTGGAATGTGCCGATCACTTGGTTGGAATATGACAGAGTAAACGACAAGGTTGCTTACAAAGTCGTCAACCATAACTCAGCAGCCAGAGATGGTGAGCCATTTGAAAAGATGTGCTACAGAAAGTATTTGCCCAACGTCGTTGCACGGTTCTGCACAGCAGAGCTGAAAGTCAGGACGATCAAGCGCTACCTCGTCAAAGAACATGGATGGAAGCACTGGAACTCATGCATCGGCATCCGAGCAGACGAGGCAAGAAGGGTCAACAAGAAGGGCAAAGAAGACCGCTGGACGTATTGGTATCCGCTCTATCATGCAGGTGCCACAAAGAAGACCGTCATGGACTTCTGGAACAGCCAAGACTTTGACCTCAATCTATACGGCCCCAACGGCGTGACAGCCAAAGGAAATTGTGACGGCTGCTTTCTAAAGTCCGAAGCAACTCTGGCAATGATGTGGCGTGAGCATCCAGACAGAATGCAATGGTGGGCAGACATGGAAGCGAAGGTTGGTGGGACGTTCCACAAGTCCAGAAGCTACGCAGACTTGGGAGACTTTGTAGATCGCCAAGGCGACTGGATATTTGATGACGAAGCATTCCTTTGTCAGGCAGATGATGGGGAGTGTACAGGGTGATAAAACTTGCTAGCCACACTTCCACACCTTGTTTTTCCGAAGTGTGGGTAAGGTGTGGAAGTGTGGAAGAAAAGCCACAAAATACCCTTCCACACCACCTGCATATATATATGCAAGGTGTGGTGGGGTGGTGGTTTAGGTTGAAGTGGGGTGTGGAACAAGGTGTGGTAAATCGGAGGGTAAACAGATGAAGCAGACCAAAAGACAAAAGAAGTCGGATCGCATATTGCATGGCAGTCAGTCCAGAGATGCCATCATGTGCGACTACGCTCTGGCTCCAGTTGACAGGCTGGCAATTCAGATGGATGAGAAGTGGGGGATTGATGTGCTGCCTGAACTGGTCAGTGTCTCGATGTCGCAAAAGTATGGCAGTGCGGTGGCTAAGATGAATGCGGCAGTTGAGGCAGGCGATGTAGAAGAATGCAAGAAGCGATGTGAGGTCGTGATAAGAGGTCTGCAAGCGATGGATGCTGAGGCTGAACGTATTGGCGCACAGAGAGCTTCTACGGATGTTTGGGAAGTAGAGATAAACGGCAAGCTGTTCGGCGTTATGAAGGACGGTAGATCGTGGCGCACGATAAAGAAGCAGCGTCCTGAGTTGGAGCTGCTAACGCTGCGTGAGGTTGGGTTGGCTTACTCTTGGTTCCGCGACAACTGGGCAGGCGAGCTAGAGAAGTCGGCTAAGCAATCATTCCCAAGCGCAGAGGTTATCGACATCAAAGGGAAACTGTTTGACGATCCTATTCCCTTCTGAAATAGTGTGGATACTTGATGATGTAGAGATTTACCCATTTCCCTCTACATTTTCTGCCTCACTGAACTGGCTCGGCATTGCGCCGAGCCTTTTTTGTTTGTAGCGTAAATGCATGAACACATTCGTCGTAGAATACGATCCAGACATGGATGAGGATGAGATTGATGCGGAGGTTGCAGAGATACTGTGGCTCATCAATGAACGCATCCTTGGCGGTAGCTGCAAGAAGGTTATGGCAGTGGCTCTCAGCTTTGCTATGAAAGAATACCTAGAGAACAGCGAAGCATTCGGCATGCATCATTAGCGCGTCAGAACACACAGCGACGGCAAGGCGCGTGCGCCCGCGCGGATACCTGAACGCTCGTTCAATTACAACATTGATAACACTATATGTTGTGCCATTGCGGAATTTGCATAGCTCAGTCAGCCAAGGCTTTGCGCAAAGCCCTTATTTATATATCACATGCCATTATTGGAATTTAACATAATCGACATTATCGGAGTAACCTATGCGTTTTTTGCAACCCGAGCAGCCAGACCCCCCCCCAACGCTGCGGAAGAGGGGGGCATGTGTGTGTAGAAAAACGCAGACACCTGTGCTACAATTAAGCCAGACTGCCACGCAACCTCACTGCTCTATGTTTCGTCTCTCCCTACACTCATGAGCGCCGTGGCAGTCACCCCTCCCATACCCCTATTGCCAGAACTGCTAGCATGGTCTAAAATTTTAAAAATTGTGAAAGCGAGGCGATATGGCGGGAAAGCAGCTAAAAAAGACAATACTTGCAGACGTTGCCAAGAAGGGCGGCGCGGAATATGTGCGTGAGATGGCGTCTAGCATGACATTAAAGGCTTGGGCTGCTCAGGAATGGGAATGCAGCCGCAACTATTTGAGCGAGACGATCCGCAGTGTTCCTGAGTATGCTCGTGTATTAGAAGCTGCGCAGTCGGTTTTAGCGGATGCTATGATGGAGGAAAATGTTGAGATTGCTGATAGCATTCCAGAGACTGCATCGAGTACGCAGATTGCGAAGGTTCGTGAGCAGATGCAGGCACGAAAGATGTTGGCTGCTGGGCTGAATAGGGATCGGTACGGCTCTGGCCCTCGTGCTGAGATTACGTTGAACCTTGGTGATTTGCACTTGGATGCGCTTAGGAAGATCAGCTCAGACCGCCAGGCATTGATGGCAGAGGATCGTGAGCGTGAGATGAAGGTTATTGAGCATGACGAGTGACGCCAATCCTTTTGAGGAGTTTACGTTACAGTATATGGATGACCCTGTGCTGTTCGTTAAGGAGGTGCTAGGTGCTGAGCCGTTGCCGTATCAGGCAGAGTTTTTGAATGCGATTGCGACAGGGGAGCGTCGTATTAGCATACGAAGCGGTCACGGCACTGGAAAGTCAACATCAGCCTCGTGGGCGATGCTGTGGTATCTGCTGATGCGGTTTCCGAATAAGGTGGTCGTGACAGCCCCAACATCTGGACAGCTTTTCGATGCTTTGTTCGCGGAGCTGAAAAGATGGATCGGTGAGCTGCCGAAGCCAATACAAGACCTTTTGACTGTTAAGAGTGATCGAGTTGAGCTGACGGCTGCGCCGAGTGAGATGTTTATATCTGCCAGAACGTCGCGTGCAGAGACGCCAGAGGCTTTGGCGGGTGTTCACTCGGATAATGTGCTTTTGGTTGTTGACGAAGCGTCTGGTGTGCCTGAGAAGGTGTTTGAGGCGGCTGCTGGGAGTATGTCGGGCCACAATGCCACGACGATTTTGCTGAGCAACCCAACGCGGTCAACTGGTACGTTTTATGAGAGCCAGACGCGGATGGCGAATACTTGGTGGACGCAGCGGTGGAGCTGCGTTGACAGTCCGTTGGTGTCGGATGAGTTCGTTGATGAGATGCGTGAGCGGTATGGGGAAGAGAGCAATGCGTTTCGTATTCGTGTTCTTGGTGAGTTTCCTCTGGCTGATGATGACACGATCATACCGTTTCATTTGGTTGATGCTGCGATGAACAGGGATATTGAGGTTGATGATGAGCGTCGGCCTGTCTGGGCTGTTGACCCTGCGCGTTTTGGATCGGACAGGACTGCGTTTTGCAAGCGTGTTGGCAGCGTCATAACTGAGATTAAGTCGTGGCGTGGGTTGGACTTGATGCAGACAGTTGGTCGCGTGATGGCAGAGTATGAGGCACTAAATCCGAGCAACAGACCGTCAGAGATATTGGTTGACAGCATTGGCGTCGGTTCTGGCGTTGTTGATCGGTTGCGTGAGCTGGGTGCGCCTGTGAGGGGTGTGAATGTGGCTGAAAGTCCGTCTATGGGCGAAACGTACAATAATTTGAGAACTGAGCTGTGGTTTAAGACAAAGGCGTGGCTTGAGGATCGAGGGTGTAAGTTGCCGCAAGATGATGAGCTTTTGGCTGATCTGACAGGTATTCGGTATTCGTTTACGTCGTCTGGCAAGATGGCGGCTGAGAGCAAGGATCAGATGAGGCGGCGTGGGCTGAGGTCGCCTGACTTGGCAGATGCTGTTTGCCTGACAATGGCATCAGACGCGGCGATGGCGCTGTCTGGGCCTATGACATCGTGGCGGGGTGAAATTAG